ACAAACAAACAAAACGCCTTTAAGGGGCAATTACACGCCATTAAATGGCATACAAACCAATAAACAAACCATGAAAATTCAAGACATAGTAAATCAAATCAATCAAGGCGATTCTGTCGACTTCGAAGCATCAAACGGCGATTCTGTCGAGGTATGGGAAAGCAAGTTCGGCTTCAACCTTATGCTCAATGGCAAAGTCATAAAGAGTTGCGAACGGTTCGCCCACATAGCAAGGCACTTAAAGCTTAAGTCATTGATAGAAGCTTAAACCATCAAACCAATAAACAAGCCATGAAAAAAACAAAGCAAACCATAAGTGAGCGCAAGCTCGTAAATAGTGAGAGAGAAGCGGAAGCGGCGATGATACTATTCGCTTGCATCCTGGGCGGCGTAATACTTATACTGCTAGCCATTGCAATCGGATAGATCACCAGTCATTGCACAAGGAATCGACACTCACGAGCCCTACAAGGGCTTACAATATCAATCTAAGGGTAACACCCTCGCAAACAATCAAAACGCCTTCTAGGGGCATTAGAAGCCCTTAGAAGGTGCATTACGGAGATATATTAGAATTGAACCCAACAATAGAATTTAAAATGCGCGATGCCACAGCACCTAGAATATGCTCGGCAGAGGAATCAAAATTAAGCGCGGTTAGGTGTATGGAAGGCTTTAGGGATAAAATGGAGATGCTCATGAAAGCTGGGGACATCCTAGACCATTGCACGAGCGGCAGATCGACCAGCGAGGAGGCCGCCGAAGTAAGGGCGCGGTCGCTAAATATTTGGCAGGAAACAGGTTGCACCATAGCAGAGGCCGCAGATCGAGGCGGTGCAAACAGGGGAAGCTTTCGCAGGTGGCTAATTAAAGAGGGGCATCACACTCCGAAGAGTAAGTGAGTTGCTACAAAATTTCATATACTAGGACAGATATGCCCAACAAATGCGGAGCCATAAAGCACGCCCATACAGAGGATGAGGCATTGAAGCATCTAGCCGTAGGCAATAAGAGTAAAGGCTACAAGCTGAAGCGTAGCGGCGTATCAATAGAGGTGATAGCTATAAAAAAGTTACCTCATACTCTATAGGCTTGACAAGTCACTTACAATGGATATTAGTTTTTTATATATGCCGTGTAGTGACGGATCAGATCGTTTTAAAACCTCTCTTTCAGCACTACATGGAAGAGGGGTTTTTTATTTTACAGTATATCGGAGCAAGCGGCCTCACAGGTTAGCCCAAGTCTGAGTAAGTGGTTGCATAGTTTGACCGAAACCCGACTATGCAGAAAAGGTTTGCAGTAATGCAGGAACAGCCAAGGTTAGCGTAATACAGGACTTACCACGCGCGATGATCCGAGGCACTATCGAAGGCGGGAACACTCATAATTTGAGGCTCTACCAGGCATAGGTTTGACCAGTAATGGGGAACCTATGTCTAACGAGAAGCAACTCTAATTTGAACGAGGCTAAAAAAAGCATTGACCTTACAATTAATTCATCCACTATACTATTACATGAATAAAAAAACTGATAAGAAAACTGCTCTACTGGATGTAGAAATAATACTATTTAAACATGCCGCTAAAGCAGAGACCGAGGGAACAGGTTTAATCACATTAAAGGCAATGTGTAGACAAGCCATTGATCAATGTGTCATGGGATGCAGGGCATCTGATTTTTACCTCGTAGTATCTGGTCGTGACAACTATCGTAAGACACTCTATCCCAACTATAAAGGTAACCGTGGAGCAAAGCCGCCATTGTATGACCCTTTGAGCAAGGCTATGAAAGAGATGTATGCGGAGCGGTGGTATCAGCATGACCAGCTAGAAGCTGATGATTTACTAGGCATAATTGCTACCAATGGAAAGATTGAGAAGCCTATTATATGCAGCATAGATAAAGACATGCTGTCTGTGCCTGGGTGGAACTATAACTGGGACAAGGATGACTGGCCAACCTATGTAAGCCAAGAGGAGGCAGACCACAATTGGTTAGTGCAACTACTCATGGGAGACAGCACCGATTGCATCGAGGGCATGAAAGGTATCGGCAAGGTGAAAGCAGAGAAACTTATTAAGAAGTATGGAGACCCTGAGCTGAGTGTTCCAGACCAAGCTAAAAATATTTACGAAAAGGAAGGTTTTTCTCTTGACCAGTATTATGCTTGCCTAAATACTGTGACCATCTGGAGGAAACCATTGCCAGAAGCACTCCTAGAAAACGATCTCATTACAGACATAGTAAAAACAATACCAACCCTAGAATAAAATGGATATAAAACAAGATAACATCGAGCGCATACAAACGCGCATAGATATGATACGCCAAGAGTCACGTGCTCTTTCCTACCGCATCGAGAGAATGACGGAGCAACGCAAGGACCTGACCCAGGAGAAGAACGATCTCAAGGACAGACTGGAGGCCGTCAATGCGATACCAGCCAAAGAACTTATCGAGGGAACCAAAGATGCCCTTGCCAACCTAAGCATTAGGGTGTAAGACCATGGGAGTAAACGTCAAGAAACGAACGGGTCATGGCAAGAAGTTCAAGGACATGACTTTCGATGAGCGCGTTGTCATTAAAGAAAAGCGGAGTGGTCCAATTGATCCAGATGTTGCCCGTATGTATGATCTTTTAAGGAGATCGAACGAAAAGAAAAGAATAGATAGAAAAAAGGCTGTTATCGCTATCATGAAAATGCGTGGCGTTGAGCTTTAAACCATAAACCAAGTATAAAAATGAATGAAATAAAAGTAAGCACCGAACAGATCGACCCCTACACGGAGGTCTTTGCCCTAGACGTAGACGATGTATCACTACAGCGTTTGCAGTATGGAGAAGTTGGAAGCCCACATCCCTATGTTAGGGTGGCTGATATCACCAGGGCATTGCAACAAAGGACTCCGCGTTGCGACAGCGATCTCTTAGATTTAATAGATAACCAAGGCTATACCTACTGCTTCTTTGCGGCAAAGGGAGAGGTCACGAAGAACGAGCACAGATGCGTTGCCATATATGCTCCTAATGGTCAGCAACTTACAGGAGTTGCGGAAGGATTTGAAACTGTCAGAGAAGCCCTTGGCTACGTCATGGACATGGAGGAGCAAGGGTAGCATGGAAGACCTGGGGGAAGCACTAATCATGGATGGCTTCGACGATTGCATCGCCGGGGTCGTAGAACGAATTGGTCAGCCGCCTATCATCTGCTACGACAGAGACAAGGTTCTGAATAAGTTGATGAGCCAGGACATGGATTACGAAGAGGCCGTAGAGTATTTTGAATACAACCAACAGGGAGCTTGGATGGGAGAAGGAACCCCATGCTTCATCCGCCAGCTAGAACCTGAACCCTTTGACCCTAGTCTTAATTGAAAGTAGAGAAGCCATACAACTCAGGTCAATGGACTAAGGCTCGTTACAGGAGCTTTATCATGTCTGCACTGCGTCGTGCTCAATGGCCTGTTAAGTATGAAGCTATCCGCTCTGCCTTTGTTCGTGATGGTGTAAACCCCGCAACAGGGCGCAAGTGTAAGTTGCACAAGTGCTCTGATTGCGGGGAACTATTCCCAGCCAAGGACATGAGAGCAGATCACATTGACCCTATCGTCCCGGTCACTGGCTTTGACAACTGGGACTCACTCATAGCCAGACTGTTCTGTGAGATAGGTGGGTTCCAGGCTATCTGTGTGGAGTGCCATTCAATCAAGACCAAGGCAGAGAATGCAGAGCGAAAGAAAAACAAACTAACCTAACAGAATATGATTTATTCAATAAGCAAAAAAGATGAACTGAACGTGGCTTTTAAATACGCCAGGGAGAGGGGTATGCCCTATTACTCCTATAACCATGACGAAAAGTTAATTGAGTTTGATAAAATTAAAAGGGCTAATTTCCGGAATGGCATCGAAGGCAATGAAGTCCTACAACTTTTGCATGGCTTAGGCTTGGCTTGGAGTTACTTCCCGCACCACTGGGAGGTTCAGGTTTTAAAAATGAAAAGACCGATTGATGTTTATCAAGACGACAAACTATTAAAAAAAGCTTTAGCTTCCAGGATTAAATATGGCGGCAAGGTTGGAGTAGATGGTTTCATGACGGATGCCAATTTAAGGAAGGCTATCAGAACTGCTTCCGGGGTTCAGGCTGTAAGTAATTTTAGACCCGTAGCGGCAGCATCCATCTATCATAAATACGCAAAAGATGGTGTTGTCTGGGACATGAGTTGCGGATATGGAGGTAGATTGATTGGAGCTTTAGCTTCTGGTTCTGTTAAGAAATACATAGGAACTGACCCGTGCGAATTAACCTACAAGGGTTTGAGAAACATCAAGCATGACTTCAACCACATCGACGTGGACGTAGACCTCAACATGGTAGGCTCTGAGAATTTTGTTCCCGGCGAAGAGGTTGATTTATGCTTCACATCTCCTCCCTATTTTAATACAGAAGAATATAGCAATGAGCAAACTCAGAGCTGGAAGAAATACCCTACCAAAAAAGAATGGTTAGAGGGTTTTTTGAGAAAGACTATGCAGAATTGTTATAAATGCTTGAAGAGCGATGGCTTGATGATGATTAATATTGCCAACGTCAAAGCATATCCAAACTTAGAGACAGATGTTTTAAGAATGGCTTACTTGGAGCATTTTAAGATTGACGATATTCTTTTGCTCAGATTGAGTAGCATCATGGGTGGATTTAAATACGAACCTATTTTTATATTTAGAAAATAAAGCTTGATTACTTATTCACAATCCTTCAACATCAACCAATCATTAACCAATAACATTATGTCAAGAACAAAACCAAGATCAACGGGGTCATCAAACCCTGCCACCAAGTTCCTTCAATGGAACACACAAGCTTCCGCATGGGAGTTTTACGATAAGGAAGCCCAAGAGTCTAAAACACTACCACAAGACACGGGTTTCATTATCCTCGATCAACTCATTACCGCCAAGGGATGGGACGATAGGAAGAACAGCGCAATCTGGGCTAACGAAGTGTATACCGTAGGAGACAAACTTACTCTCCGCAACAAGGATGGCATCGTTGCTTCCGGCATCTGGTCTGAGGTAAAGACTGTGCATGGTGTTAAGTTCACCAAGTCTGTCTACGCTATGGCCAAGGTTGGCGAGGGTTACGAGCTTGTTAACTTTCAGCTCAAGGGCTGTGCTCTTACCGCATGGATTGACTTTGAGGACAAGGCAGGTGGCTCCAACAAATTAGAAGGAGACATTGTAGTAGCAGTTACCGATGCAGTCGAAGACCGCAAGGGTGCTGTAACCTTCAACAAGCCAGTCTTCAACATTGTATCTAACACACTGTCCAATGAAGCTGCACTCCAAGCAGACAGGATGGATGGCACACTACAAGAATACTTGTCCTCCTACCTCAAGGTAGAGAAGCCCACAGAGGACAAGGAAGAGGAAGAGAGTGAGCCAGAAGTAGTTTACTCAGAGCCAGCCGTTGTCGCCGACCCCTTCTAGGCATACCTGATAGCCCTTCCCCTTCGGGGGTGGGGCTTTCTTACATTATGATTAAAGAAACAAACCCCAAAGACATGATTGGTATGCGCAAGGCTCCAATGTCTGGTCTACCAGCACCAGTTCTAATGGAATGTGGCTTGGTTAAATTACACGGAGACTTGAAGTATGGTGCTTACAACTGGCGTTACGCTGGCGTTAGGGCATCAGTTTACTACAATGCTGTATGGCGGCACATGACCGCTTGGTATGAGGGCGAAGACTTAGACCCAGACTCTGGGGAGCATCACATAGCTCACGCCATAACAGGACTAATGGTTCTCCGGGACTCTCAAATGTTTGGCAACTGCGTTGATGACAGGCCAATCTCACATAAACCAGGTTGGGTGCAAGACATGAACGAACGTGCTTCCGCAATGATTGATAAATCTGAATTACTACTTAAACGCGAACTAACTAAATCATAGCCATGAAAGAACTAGACTACATAGACCACTTCCGCATCATCATGAGTCCCCGCAAACGCTTCTTAGACCAGATAGTGAAAGCACTGGAGCCAATGAATGAGTTGGAAGGAAAGGAAGAGGAGAGAGAAGCTATCATACAGAGTGCTGAAAACATCCTCCAAGAAATCCACGACAAGTATACCCAGGATCAGCACATAGCGATAGCCAAGTTTTATTCTGAAGCTAAACAAACCGTTGGACGCGGCATCCTTTCTGGACTAATTAAAGAGTAATGGAACAACCTCACAACTTAGAAGCAGAAGAGGCTTTGCTGGCCTGTTGCCTGTTGGACAATGTTGCCTACGACAGCATCAGCACCATCGTCAACGCAGACGATTTCTACAGCAACGCCAACAAAATAATTTTCAAGGGCATAGCCAAGTTGTGCTCTTCTGGTGAAGAGTTCTCTGAGCTTGAACTTGATGAGTTGTTAAAGCGTGAGGGGACAGACAGGGAAGCGGGTGGACTGAGCACCATAATGCACCTACAGAGCCAGGCTAGTAGCTCTACGCAAATAGTAAGCCATGCCAAGATTGTAAAAGAGAAGTCTAAGTTGCGTCAGATTATTCGCACATCACGCATCGCGATTGAAGCAGCTACAGAGAACCAAGACCCGGACGTTATCATTGCCGACATCGAGAGATCTGTTACTGCTACACTAGACAACGGCTCCGCTGATGACCCCTCAATTAGATCAGCGGCTGAGTCCCTACGTGAAGACTTCAAGAAGATGGCGGAGGGAACCTACAGCACCTTCGCCCTACCAACTAGGATCAAACAGCTAGACGATAAGCTCAGTGCTGGTGGCATAGCCAACGGGGAGGTAATGGTTGTTGCGGCTCCTACCTCCTGCGGTAAGACCTGCATAGCCTTGAACGTAGCCTTGCAGAATGGCGTGACCCACAACAAGCCTGGTCTATACTTCTCCTTTGAGATGCAGGCTAAGAGCCTAGCAAAGCGCATGATACAGACCTGCTCTGCTGTGAACCTCAACCAGTTCCAAGAGGGTGTGCTATCCCCAGAGAAACAAAGGAGAGTGTGGGATGCTACTGAGAGAGTAGAGAACGCCCCCATCTTCACAGAGCACTACGTTAGAAACATAGACGAACTGCGTTCACGTGCTCGTATGTATAAGCGTAAACATAACATTGAATGGATAGTCATAGACTACCTACAGCTAGTCCCTTGGAACACCAAGCTAAAGAAGCACGACGGAATCGCAGAGGTTAGCCACCAGATCAAGCTCATGGCTATGGAACTGAACCTACCAGTCATTCTCTTGGCGCAGGTGAACAGAGAGGGAGCCAAGCGTGAGACAGGCATTACTCTATACGACTTGAAGGATTCCGGGGACATCGAGAACGACGCAGACATTATTCTCTTGCTATGGCCCAACGGTTCAGACACAAAGGAAGCTACAGTCCACAATGACCCCGTCCACGGCACACACATTTGCATCAAATACAATATAGCAAAGCAACGTGAAGGTGAGCGAGATCAGTATGGCAAGTTCGTCTTCCAAAACAACATAGGCAGATTTAGTTAACCCATCCTACTAACTATCATAAATATGACACAAGAACACCTAACTCAGAAGCAAGCCTACAACCTTTACTTAGAAGGTTTTAGTTACCATCAAATCGCTGAAGACTATGATACAACTGCAGAAGCTGTGCGTTCTAAGATTAGGCGATACAAAGCTACTGTCCCTGCCGCCAAGGGTAACGAGCGTGTCCTTGTCATAGCTGATACTCACTGCCCAGCCATGCACCACGGCTACATTGACTTCCTAATCTCTATCTTCCACAAGCACAAGTGCACACGTGTTGTTCACATCGGTGACCTGGTAGACTGGAATGCTATCAGCTTCCACGAGAAAGACCCATCCATGCCTAGCGCAGCAGACGAGTTTGTAGCGGCTTCTAAGCAGGTCAGAGCACTACACAAGGCGTTCCCTGAGGTAGACTACCTTATCGGTAATCACTCCGCTCTACCGGAGCGTAAGGCTCAGAGTGTTGGACTACCACCAGAGGTAATACTTAACTTCAAAACATTATGGGGACTTGACGGATGGGAAATACATCCTAGGTTTACTGATCTAGTGATTGACAATGTTATATACAGACACGGAGACAAAGAAAAGGGAGGACAGATGTCAGCCCTGAAGAACGCTCAGGCTCAGTTCAAGTCTCTGGTCATGGGTCACCTCCACGCACAGGCTGGTATCAACTACCACGCCAACCAGGACGGTGTTGTCTTCGGTATGAACGTAGGCTGTGGTGTAGACCATAGTCACCCTGCCATGAACTACGGACGTATATATGCTGCTCGACCAGTGCTAGGTTGCGGTGTTGTCTACTCTCCTAAGCTTGCTTTCTTTGAACCAATGTTTATCTAACTATGACCTACGAACATAAAATACAAATGGACAATATCTATGGTGACACAACTGATGTCACTGTAGAGTTTGAAGCCGACAAGCCTGGAGGCAGAAGCCCAGACATAAAAGGTATATACTACCTTGAGTCTGACGAACCACTAGACAGCGAGGACATTGTATATCTGTTTGAGTGGCTAGAGAGAGACGCTGACCAATGGAAACTAATTTCACACAACATAACATAAATGCAGACAACTAATACCCAATCCGTTTACAAGATTAACTCAGAAGACATTCTATCTAAAGGGCTAGAGGCCATGACTAAATCGTGCGAAGCTCTGACCAAACAGAATGAAACTTTAAACAAGGACATAGATAACTTAAAGAATAAAGTTAATATGCTTCAGGATCGCCTCCTGTCTAACGCAGAGGAGCGAGAATAACTTTGTTAGTGTCTCAGCTGCAAAAGAGTAAGTCGTGAGTGCTCCGGAAAGGTTGTTAACTTACCTAATACGGGGTTGCCGTTAGCCAGCCCTTCCAAACCACGACGCTAACAAACTAAGGTCCTCCAGGTAACTGGGGGGCTTTTTTATTGTCCAAAGACCTTGTTGGCTTCTACGCCTATCATGATCCTGCGCACGTCAGCTCGCTTAATCTTCTTATCGTCGAAGTCTCTTTGAAGCATGGTAGTAAGTGTCTGTGGACTCATCTTCAATCCTAGCTCAATGTAACGCTTTATCTTATCTTCCTTCTTCCTCGCACCCGAAGCTACAAATATTGGCATATCTACAACAACCCCAGACATTGCCCCGTCTCTTTGAGTTTTATTAAATCCAGCTTTTTGCATTAAGTCCTCTATCTTCTCATCCGTTAGACCAGAGTCTGGATTCCTTGCGCCAAAGTCTTTGGCTTGACTCGCGAAGTCCACAAGAACCTCCATGTTCCTCAGATACACCGCGTTGTTTTTATTGTAAGCATCTTCCACGGAGTCCATCTTTTTGGTGTCTCCAGAATAGGATGATCGTATGTTCGTCAAGGAACTCTCTAAGTCTCTAAGCTTGTATCCAATGCCCTCATCAATGGTCGTGTTCCTTGAGCGATAACCCAGTGTATATCTAAGCGTATTTTCAACGGAAGTTCTTTTGTCTAAAGATTGTAAATCTCTGACCGTTCCAGGCATAAAGTTTTCAGCAAAGTAATACTTAACTAGACCAAGGTTTTTCCTCATTCCATCAGGTTCATTGACAAGCTCTTTGCCTGTTCTTAAGTCTGTATTAGTTACAGCAGAAACTATGTTCTTCAGATTGATGGTTAGATCACCACCAAATTTGCCCCAAGCTGAATCAACAATATTTCCAGTAGCAGACTCAAAGTCATCACCCCGTAGCCCTGCTTCAACAATAGATGTTAGTTCAGCCGAAGGTATTTGATAGCTCATGTTTGCTAAGGAAAGTTTATTTCCGTTTCTTCGGATATGTAAACTCTGATCCTCTTCCCACGGAGCTAAGCTAAAATCTCTGAGGAATTCTTCATCATCATCGTCTACTCCACCCATTTTATTAAGTTGTGTTACTCCCGCAGACCCGAGGGTCAATACTCCTGATAGTGCCGCAACGCGCTTGATTCCCTCTCTTCGCATTGCGTCCTTGTTTAGCGTTACTCCATACGACTTCGACATTTCGTCAGAGAACGATCCATCTAACATTGACTTAGCCATTCGCCCCTGATTGTATAGGGTTCTCGTCTGCTCAAGATTAAACGCAGCAAACTCATTTAGTAGACCGTATCTCGACAGGGTTCTTAGGTTCTTATTGATACGACCGTAGTTCTGGTATGTAGAGTTGGTTAAGAAGGCAGCCATGTCTTCTTTTTGTTTACTCGTAAGTTTATTAAACTGTTCCGCCGGGATGTTGTTTTTAAGGAAACCCTTGTAGTTCTCGAATACGGAGATGCGCTGTGCGGTATCAAAGACATTGTATAATTTACCAAAAAAATCTGTTGCCTTTCCAACCGTCTTGGGAAGAACTCCATTTTTAAAACCATCTCTTATGTCACCGGCCGTAACGCCCTGGTCGATTAAGTCTAGCTCCTTTAGACGATTAATTTCTTTTACAGAATATTTGCCCTTAGCTATGCCCTTGTTATTGATTTCGTTAACCGCAATGCCAAAACCTCGCTTCCATCCGTTCCAAGGTTTCATTCCTTGTCCCGCTACCATAACGGCGTTGCCAATAAACTGAACGGGATAAGAGGCAAGATTGAGTGGAACTCTAACAAACTTAGCTCCAGCGGTTGTAGTAGATAACACTTTACCTAGAACTGATTGCGTTAGGTCAATTCCATCTTTCTGACTACCCGTTGAAAAGTATTGATTTAGTGCTTCGTTTACTTCTTCAGAAACATACACCGATTGACCTGGTTGACGAACCTTTATAGCCTGCCTGTTTATCTTCTTTAGTTGTTGCTTGTTGTAACCAGCATCCGTTGCCTCCTTAATGGTATCAAACCTATTGCCATCTGGGGCTTCATACTTGTTTACCTTTTCGTTTCTTACAACTAAAGAGTCTCCTACGGTTTGCTGTTTACCTCGTATTTCAAGAGGAACTAGGCCACCCGTGTCCTCGGACGCAGAGCTTACGACTCGACCCAAGTCATTCTTGACTATCTGCTCTGTAATTGATTTGTTTGCTTCTTCTTGGGCTGCTATTTTGCCCAGCCTTGAAATAGTTC